CAACGTGTGCTTTGGTAACAGATCGGTCCAGCGTAATGCTACCAGACGACACAGTTTTATCTGCATGAGTAGCACCATTGGCTAGGATAGAGACTGTCTCGCCTTCTAGGTGGCTAAGTCCGCTGATAGATGCTGTAGCCCCGCCATCGTAAGTAAGCCCAGCATCTACATAAAAAGCATCTTCAGCGTTAGTGCCAAAGTCTATCGGCTTTAGTCTTTCGATGTGGCGAACATTAGCGCCATTTATTGTACGCCTAACAGCCACGTACACCTCTTCTTCAGTACGATCGCTGCTAGATATAGATGCAATGCTTTCCACAAACCCGTAATCGTAAGTTGTGGCTCCATCAGTAAACGTTCCGCCAAGCAGGTGCTCATGCCAGGCAACAACATCCTCTTCTCGTCGATAAGTCATGGCTGCTAGCTTGCCATTTTCTAGCACACACCAAACAACATTGTTTGGCTCTTGCTGGTAGGCCATCTCTTTGATCTTGCCTTCAGTTATGTGCTCCGCTAGTAGCGTCATATCCGGCGCTACATAGCTATCAACATCAAAGTTATACACAAGCTCTCTAATCTTACGCTGCTCTCGCTGTACAAATAACGCAGTAGAGCCAATAACTAACGGTTGTATATCAGCACTGCCGTACTTGGCTTGCTGTTTAATCTGAGTATTGAGTGGCGTAATCGGCGCATCTACAGAGCCAGCGCGCACCGCGAACTCACCGCCGGAGGTGCCAACTAGCAGTACACGCGACGAAGTTAGGTAGCGAATGACGTTTACCTGGTTAGATCCAATCGTATAAATTAGCGCGCTGTCGTCTTTAGTGCCGGCAGTGAAATTTGTGTAGTCGCCACTAACAGAAAAGAACAATGTTTGTGGCTGGGTTGCAGTATTTGCAAAAACTAATCGTTGCTCAAAGAACGCCACGCAAGCGGGGTAACCAGTCGTATTTGAAAACGCACCTAGCTGATACTCATCATCTGCGTCCAAATCACCACTTATCGTGATGCTTGCGCCTTCATTCTGAAAGTGTACGTCGTTACTTGTGGCTAAAGTAATAATGCTATCGGTAACTGCAACAATAAGGGCGCTTGAGAAATTGTTGCCATTGACCAGATCACCACCCGAAGCGCTGCCAGAGCACCCAAGGCCAGCGCCAGTCTTCGGGTCTAATAACTGAAATCTAGTCTCTGGGTCTGCATCAGGATCTATCTTGACTTCAAACGTATCCTGATTGATATCAGCAGCGCTGCCGTCCGAAAACGTAATAGTTAGCGACCCATCGCTTACGCCGGTAAACGTAACCAAATCGCCGTCAATAAGACGGTGCGGCGTGGCGGTTACCGCCTCCACCTTGGATGATCCACCGGATATATGCCAAGTAGAAATATCAATGTCTGAGGAGCCGGTTGCACTGATACGCATACCAACCTTAAAGCCCTCATCAATAAAATGACCAGAGCTGTCCTCGATAAAGTCATTGTGCGCCAATCCAGTAGCGTCAGGATCGCCCTCATGAAAGCTGATCGTGGTAGCTGTAAAGCTAGGCTCTAACTCCTCTTCGAGGTCGTCGTTCTCTTGGACTGTGCATGACGCTTTGGTAGAGGCTGTAAATACCTTAATTCCAGAAACATTAGTGTCAGCAGTAATGGTGCCCGCTTGGTTTTGGAAAGCGACACCATCTCCAATTGCCCCAAAAGCCGGTTGCTCAATAGTAAGAACGCTTCCAGTATCAGCAATGACATTAAAATTTTGCGTTGAATCTGAAACTAAGTGACAGTTACCGGAGAAGCTGCCAGAGCCAGATTTATTATCATAACTGAGCGTATAAACCAGAGTGATGATCTTTGCATAACCGTGGTGGAGCTTTATTAGTCTGCCCGTATCTAGCGATGAGAAGACGGCGGTGCTACTAGCGGTAACTGTTACGGTGCCTGTCCTTCCATCAGCCTGAAGGGTTGAGTCATCCAGCACTGGGTCCAGAAATGGGCCTCGGCGAAAGTCTATTTCCGTAATAGTCCAAGAGTCGTGATCTGTGCGCGTAATCTGCCTAGGCGCATGATTAGGATGCACGATATACATAATGTCGGCAGATTGAGTAAATTTTAATTCTGCTAACTCACTTGATAGGTAGGGGGTAGCAACCTCCACAGGCGCAGAAGGACTGCCAGCAACGACAATTCCGCCATCCTTAAAGATCCGAAATTTTTCTTCAGAAAATTCAAGCACATACGTTTGCTCAACATTAAACTCGAAAGGGATAAGTCGTAACTCGTTTGCCCCTGAGTTTATGCCTACAGCAATGTGCTCTGTGCCTGGGCGGCGAGTCACGCCACCTTGCGGGAAGGTTAAAAAGTTTTGGAGTTTTTTGCAGCCGTTAAAATACTTGGCAAGGTCGGTGCGACCGTCCAGCCTTGGCGATAGCTCACCAGCTGTAAAGTTAGTGAACGGCGCACTGGATTTCGCCATGACCTAGAACCTCGATCGTATAAACGTGTCTGCCTCAATAGCGCCAGAGTCAGAAACGCTGGTTATGCTTGCAGGGGTGCCTTCGGTAGCGCTAACAAATCGCGCCTCTTTAAGCTTGTCTTCGTATGTAATCCTCATCTGCTGCGCCAAGGTATTGCTGCCGACCAACGGATACGCCACATCTGCCGCAATAGCAGCAGTCAACGTTTCAAGAAGAAGTGAATCATACTCGCTAGCGTCGGTAATTCTTGCTAGATAAACAAGGTCTACGGTGTCTTCGTCGCAGAGTATCTTCCTGCCTTCGAGACGATAAGGGATATCGTGGTAGCGCAAATACAGTACGCGCAAGCAGTAAGGATCGGTTGGTAACGTAAAGGCGTTACTAAACTCAAACGCCGGTTTAACGGAATCCGGTGCGAGTGTCGCCCTGCGCGTTAATGCTTTCCAGGGATGCGCCCGAAAAACAGAATCTCGTATGTATTCATATCGCTGATTGCAGATACGGGCTGCCTTGCTGTCCTCAGTAAGATTGAGGATGTTAGACGCGCCTATCTGATTGAGTGCGCTATTGCAGATATCGGTAATTGACGCTGCCATAATTTACTCTCAGCTAGAGAAATAAGGGGCCGTTTCCGACCCCGTAATTTTAGTCTACGACGTAGAACATTGTCAGATCAATGGTGCCAGTGGTAGTGCCACCCGCAGTAACAGTAACAACGTACTCATTACTTGCCTCCGCTCCATCAATGCTAACTTCTTCGCCTGAGCCAAGAGCTAGGGTAGCCGCCACATCAACACACTGTGCTGAAGTAGATGCTGCGCTAGCCTTATAGTGGTCATCGTCTGCCGCAACAGCGCTGCCACTTGCATCAGTATAGGCTGCGTGACCTACCTTCAAGGTAGTTCCTGAACCCATTGCGTCATGGCAAAGTCTGCCGCTAACGACGCGAGCGCCGTTTGGCAAAGCAAACATCTCAATGGTGTCAGCCGATTGAGAAGAAGCCTCAAACGTACCACGAGCAACGCGAAGATTTCCGCCAAGCTGATTAGCTTTTACGAACTCAGAAGGATCGTCCTGAGTAGTGTCTGTACGAACGTCAGAATATACAGTCATGTCTTATCCCCCTTACTCGCCGCAAATGATTTCGACAACTTTGTCTTCTTCCATACGGGTCGCACCAAAGGTTGAGCAGTAGTAGACCTGAGTGGAGAAAGACTTGTCCGCACGCTCTTCGATTCGAGCCATAACATCCTTACCCATAGCGAGTTTGATGCCATCTTCAGCCCAAGCGAAGCAACTACGGTTGCTGCCATCTAGTGATAGGCGGTTAGTTACGATGAACTTAAAGCCTAAGTATGTATCGATTTCACCCTGCACAAGAGCCTTAACAGTGTTGAAATCAGAGCTAGTAACAGTTGTGTTATTTAGCAATGATTCAATCTGGTTTGGGCCTACAGCGATATATCGATTAATGGAAGGATCAACAGAGTTGAGGTCTAACTTTTTCTTAGCTTCGATAAGCTTAGCCAAAGTAAGATCAGCTCCACCTACGGCGATTTGCTGAGCAGCTGGAAGAGAAGTGCTAGTAGCACCAGACTTACCAGTCTTAGCAACGCCAGTTGCCGCAGTGATGATTGCGTCGTCCATTGCACGACCCATAGCAGCAGCCGCAGTACGGGCATACGCTGAGGTTGGATCGATCAACATACGAACTTTGTCCGCATCATCGATAAGGTCGGCCCACTCGTAAGTGTCCATTGTTACCATACGACGCGAATGTGGTGTGTCTACGACAGGTGTGTCAGAGTGACGTGAAGTACGCTTCACAGCCGCTGAAGAACCTACCTGATCGAAGAACGCTTTCTCACCTGTAACTGATTCCTCAGATACAGAACCGCGCAACAAACTGCCCATCTGCTGGGAAAGCAACTGGACATTGCTGCTAAACTGCTGCACGAATGCAGTTGTAATTTGCGTAGACATAATAGTCTCCTGTTAGCAATGTAAAGTTGTTTCGCTACCCGACGAATGCCGGACGATATTTAAGGTTGACAGTTTACGTGCCTGTCAAACGGCAGGGGCTTGCGCTTGTCCTGACTTCTTTGACGCTACTCTTACCTCGGGCCCAAGGGCTTATCGACAAGTTTTTCGCGTCATTAATGCGAGTTTATACGTTTTTACTCACGAGGCAAGCTCTCTAAACTTCATTGCCTCTTGAATATACCAATGATGCTCAGGATGTCTTGCATCCCAGTAGGGCGTATTAGGAGCGGTAAGCTCTCTAATTTTCTGCATTGCCGCATCTGGAGTCAGTCCCCCAGTGGTCTGAACTCCCTCAAGCGTATCTTCGCCTACCTTGTCACGAAGGTAGACACCCATGTTTGACAACATGCGAATAATCTCAGGGTGATCGCCGAGCATTGTGCCATCAGCAAGCTGCACTTCAGTCATCTCAGGATTGCCAAACTCAGCAAGAACGCCATTAGCAAGTGCCATACGGTCATCAAACGCCTGCCCGTACTCCTTTCGAAGCTCACTTTCTACCTGCTCAACTCGCGCTTGGGCTTCTACGCCAACACTTTCCGCCCCGGCGAACTGCATTTCATTGTACGAATCGAGCATTAATTGTGCTTGCTGTGGATTTATGCCGGCTTTGTGCGCGGTATCCTTGAACCAAGACACCATATCCTGATCCATCTCTGAACCCTCGGGAATATTGTTGTAAGCCAACTCATACCCATCGGGCGACTCTGGGCGGCCTAGCTTGGCGTATACCTCACTCCACTCGTCGGAAGTAGCGCTTTTACCAGGCAATGCAACCTTATCAGCGCCCACCATTTGCTGTGCGTGGACATAGCTTTTGGCTAATGCGCCGATATCGTTAATGTGTTCAAGGCTTGAATGGCCTCGGATTTCTTCGGGAATACTATCTCGCCAGTCTGCGACAGACTGAGTTACCTCTGGTGTTTCAGAGACTTCAGCTACCTGTTCTTCACTCATCGAATTGTTCCTTAATCTGGGGATCCCAGTCCTGCAGCATGGATTTGAGAAACAACACTACCGTTCGCTGCCCTTCACGATAGGCTGTATCCGTCGCCTCTGACGAATAGGTTGAGGCGTTTATATGAAAGCGATGCTCCAAATCCTTGAG